TCAGTTCGCAATCCGAGCAAGAACTCTTGAGGATTTGAAAACTAGGTACGGTGTGGATGTGTTCAGCAACCCTACTGTTGGGAGATTGCTAGCGAGTGGACTTGCTCCTGAATTGATGCGAGCCGCAGTAGCAGAAAGTTTGGTAACAAACCCAATCGCAATCACTGAACTATCCGGACAAATTACGAACGCAGTCAATGCTACTACTGAGAACAGGCTTCAAGGCGTAGTTAATGCTACCACTGGTCAGCCTGTAGATCCTGCTGTAGCACCAGGAGCAACTGCTGCGACTATCAGTATCGTTGCTGATCCTAATGCAGCGACTAATAGCCCGGATGCATTCTATAACAGTCTTAACTATAGTGCTGGTCAAATATGGGCTGTCCAGAAGTTGGATAGAGTAAGTATCTACAATCGTATCTTCAACGATAAACTGGCAAGAGATGTTGCATCTCTTCCAGCAGATAAGAGGGCAGGAGCTGCTCTCAGCGTACAGAGGATTGCCCAGCAGAACATCGACGATATCAAAACGGATGCTGGCGGAGCCCTAAGCAACATCAGGTACGGTGATGGAAAGTTCGTATCCAGCGTAGAAGAACCGTTCAGTCAAGCACTGGCTACCAAGATGAACATGGCTTTGGGTGTCCTAGAGCAAGTGGATACGTTTTCTCCTAATGCCCGAGGCAGTCGGGATGCTCTTGCTAGGGACTTCTTTGAAGTACAAATACCTGTACAGTCTCCGACTCAAGGAGGAGGAGGGAATACTAATTTAGGTGGAGGTGCTGGCAATAATACGCTTGCGCCCAACTATGGACTTAGGCCAAATGGAACTTCAAAGGATGTAGGTTGGCTTGGTGAACTGCAACTCCCAAACGGGAAAGGAGTCGCAACTGAGTATTCCATGCAATCACAGGCAGTGAAAGATGCTTCTGGAAAACAGATAGACTTTCCTACTCTGGTACCAACTTTGACTAAAGAAGAAGTACAGTTGATGGTAACGGATATTATCCCTAATGAAAAAGATATTCCTGAGCCGATCATTCAAAAAGCAATAGCTCATGCTAAGAAAAGGATGGCTGAAGGAAAAAGTCCTTTCTATAAGTCAGGAGAGCCTCGGTGACACTCTCCCAGAAGCAGAGACTGTTCTCCAAGATGATCGCAGAGTTGATCCTCTGGGCCTACGACAAGGGCTATGAGATTACTCTAGGGGATGCGTACAGGGATCCCCGATTACATGGGGCACTTGGAGAGAAAGTAGGCTATGGTTCAAGGAACTCTTGCCATAAGTTGAGACTCGCAATGGATCTCAATCTGTTCGTTGATGGCAAGTACGTTACGGATGGAGAGGCGCACAAGCCTCTGGGAGAAAAGTGGGAGTCAATGGGTGGATCCTGGGGTGGACGATTCCAAGATGCCAACCATTACTCCCTTGAGCATGACGGGTTTAAGTAATCACTCTCCCTCGAAACAGTCCAGTACAGTCTGCATATCCAGACCCAATCCACAGTTAGAGCAGATGAACCACAGGCCATCTCCTTTCATGTGGATGGCCCACTTGAATGACTGGATGTTATCGTCCACTGAGCACACGTGAGCCAGAGGGAGGGCTTCCCAATCATCCGGGGTAGCCCTCTTTGCTTTGGGGAACGTAGTTACCTTTGAGTCCGGTTTGTCAGAGTCCACAGACACCTCCGAGACATTGATCATTCTCCTCGTACACAACGCCCTTGTGTTTAATGGCTTCCTTGTACGACACAGCCTCTAGCGGCTGACCTCCTCTAGCACCATCGGGGTAGCAAGTAAAACCGCGAAGACGATGAGCGTACCTAGCCAGAATACTGGAGAACTCCCCAACACGATCATCATTATTGAGATCGCTGCCCCAAGAGGGGAGGTTAATAGTACTAGAGATAGACATATCGACGTAATCCTGGACATCAGCTTGGAACCTCACTCGGCGTTCCCAATCGGGAACTAGATCAATAGCAGTCTCGATGGTATCGGGATTGATTCCCTCACGGATCAGAGCATCCGCAGTAGCATCCACAACGTACTCGTACTTCCACTTCGTACCATCTACTAGGTATCGTCGCTTGTAAGCCACAGCAAACAAAGGCTCAATACCAGTAGTAGTCCCAGCCAGTATGCCGATAGACCCTGTGGGCGCGATAGCGCGGTAGGCAACAGGACGGCTGATGCTAAGGCGGTCGCAGAGGCTATTCGCTGCACGTTCGGACTCTTCGCGATATACCTCCATCCACTGGCGAAGCTCAGGAACCATTTCATATTTGTAATTCCTCTTCAGAAGCCATTCATGTATTCCCATGAGTCCAAGACCCAATCGGCGGTTCTTCTTGCGAACCTCGTATACCTTTTTGTAGGGAAGGTCCGCCGTAATAGTTCCGCATACCAGGAACCCAGACGCAAGCCGAACGACTTCCCTGAATTCCTGTAGTGTATCAATCCGGCCAATGTTAATAGAGCCAAGGTTGCACACATCAGAGTCATCAGCAGAAGTAACTTCAGTGCACGCATTACGTAGCGTTTCATTCTCTTTGTCTCCGAAGTTAAAGGAGAATCCGGGCTCACCGGATGACATAGCTTGGCGGCAGTTCTCTACGAACACAGAGGGAATGTACCCCTGCTGCACTGCATCCAAGAATGCATCATCGTAGTTCAGGGATACGTTCGTCATATCCAGAGGAGCAGGGAAGTTGAAGTTGTCGTTCTTCGCGTCATGCAAAGAGTACCCTTCGTGCACAGGCATGTCCTTCCAGTTCTTTACCTTCAGGAAGGCTTCTGCGTCCCCGTGTCGCCAGTTGATGCTGGCATAGATCGCAGAGCGTCGGCTTCCACCCTGCATAACATTTCTTCCGACTTCGTTGATAGAGTGCATGAGGGGGATAGGCCCGCTTGCTCGACCTCCAGTACGGCCCAGAGTTGCCCCATGAGGACGGAAGACAGAGTAATCCACGCCAATACCGCCGCCTGACATCAGGCAATCACTAGCTCTTTTAAGGAGGCGACCCCATTCCTCCCTTGTATCCTCCTCTCCCTTTAACAAATAGCAGTTATTGTAGAAGCGAGCTTGTCGTCCTGCGTAGTAGACATACCGGCCACCAGGAATAAACTTGAACGATGCGATGAACTTCTCCAAGGAATCCTGATGATCCTTGGCAAAGAGGTTAGTGGTTACATCGTGAACGATATCTTTGGACTTCTCTGCCCAAGTCTGATCAGGGAAGAGAGCGTACTTGTTCTTGAATACGTTCTCACCGAAGCTGTTGCGGAACTCACTCATGCTATTCTCCTTTCAATCTCACGTTCAATGTACCAAATGGCCTTGCGTAGATCCTGTATTGTATCGTCCTTCAGTCCTGCCCTCCAGAGGTATTTGATTGCATTACCAACACAGAAATTGAAGTGCTCCGTGATCTGGATGCACTCTATTCCAGATGGGTGCTGTGTGTAGTGCTTAGGATGATTTACACGATCTCCTGTGTAGTCGTTGAGATTGAAGTCGATTTCGGAATCGTCCATATTAACCCCACTGTTCTGCCATTGCTTGAGCTACTCCGGTAAAGGTTCGGGATCTTTCTTTCCAACGGTCAGGGCTAGGAGCCATCTTGTGTACCCTAGCCTCCCTGCCATCCACGATATTCGTAGGAACAAGGTCAGGCAAGTTCTTCAGCCAGAGACAGGTTGCCTTAGTTTCTCCGTGTCCGAACATCCAAGGCTGGATGATCTGATCCGGCTTGCGTATCTTGGAGGAGATGATGGAGATGGGATTCTCCAGTGCAATCCTTGGGATAGGCGCGTCCAGTAGTTCCTGTACGAACGCAAGAGCTTCCTTCTGTTCCTCTCGCTTATCCTTGAACCAACGTGCTCCACTGACTGCAAGATGAGTACAAGGAGGATGCGCGATCATCAGATCCCATCCATCGTGCAGGATATCTCGTACATCTCCTTCGTAGTGTTCTCCAGGAATCTCTGTAGGAAGCAGATCGCAAGACATTGCGTAGTGTCCTTTGGCTTTAAAGGCTTCTCGGACAGTCGCACTGTACTCGCAAGCTACCAGTACCTTCACAGCCAATTCCTCAAGAGATAGTCAATGGATAGAGTGACGATATCGTAGGAGCCGTTCTGTACTTCTGTACACATCAGGGCACCGCGCCAATGCTGGTTCCCTTGGTACTGCATGTAATCCTCTTCATGCTGGTAGAACGCTCCAGCAATGATGCACTGTACTCGTGAGCCATCTGTCTTTACATGCGGAGAGATGTAGTAATCAAAGGTCTGCTGGTGTCCTACGATCCATGACTCGTGCTTCTTGGTAGCGATCAGGTGGGCACGGGAGATTGCTCTTCCCATGGCTCCTCCTTGTGCATAGTGACAGAAATTAACTCCGTTGATTCGGACAGGGCTAAGGAAATCATGTTCCTCCCATCCATAGCGTCTACACAGATCGTAACCAGGCAAGGCCCCCTGCAAAAAAGGCTCCTGGGCAATGAGTCTGTCCCTTCTAGCTTCGTGATTGCCATAGCAGAATACCTTCCTCGGTCTGTAGGGTCTGTGCTTGCTGCGGATCTGGATATCGTTGTGCCTGTTCAGCGGGGAAAGAAGAGCCTCCATGCCCTCCCATCCAGCCTCCAAGTCCGAGAGCATCCGTGCTCCCTCATAGACAATGTGCCCCTTGGAGTTATGCTGTCCCAAAGATGGCATATCGAAGAAATCGCCAATGTTTACTATTACATCTGGTTTTTTATCCATTATGTAATTCCCAAGCGCTGTTAGATGCCCAAGAGGCACATCTTTTTTTACTTGGGCATCCGGTATTACTATAATACGCATTTGTTTACCCATTTAGCAAAAAGTTTCAGTTCTTCAAAAGAAGCATCATTTTTCATCATATTAGCTTTTGCAGATATGACCTGAACGTTTCCTTTGATATATCCTTTTTTAATATCTATTCTATCTAAAGAAGGAGAACCTCTATCTATTTTACCTAGACCTCTTAGAAGAGGTATGCCAAGTATTGGGCATACACTTGGTATAATTATGTCAGCAACATCTATATTAAACTCCAAGTTTTTTAACTTAGCTCTTCTTTTTGCAACTAAGTGCATTCGTTTTTCTGGATTCTGATCTCTCCATTTTTTAGCCGAAGTAGAATTATTTTTTGGATTTGCTTTGTTATAAGCGGACGAAGCCGCAATAATCTTGGTTTTATTTTTTTCGTAATATTTTCTTTTAGCTCTGATCTGTGCTTCAGAATATACTACCTTGTTTCCAGAAGTTGTATCTATTTGCATACATCTTCCATGTCAGGGTTAAGATCCCAGAAGTGCTCGCAGGCTCCCTTCTCTGTATCGTAAGGAGGGATTGTGAAGTACGCTTGGTACAACTCATGGGATTGCGCCATAGCTCGGTAGCATCTGTACTTGAATGGACAATCTCTTCCAGTACACATTGTGATGTCAGCCATACTTGTCTCCAAAGAGTTCCTTGAATTTAGCTAGGACATCATCAGGTATGCCTAGCCTCTGTGCCCATTCCCTGCACTTCTCTCGGGTAGGCAACTCTGCTGCTCCTATCGCTACCTGCCAGAGTTCGTTCTCGACTTTTACCCTAGCGTTCAGGGACTTTGCGTATAACTCCAGATCAGACATTCGACTCTTTAATCCAAGGCCGCTCGATGTGGAACCACTCCAGGATAGAATCCATCACTGCATTGACCATGGCGAGCTCTTTGTAAGTATCAAAGATATCGTCATCTTCTGGATAGATTTTCAGAAAGCCATTCATTACGCCTTCTTCGATAGCCGTTTGAAGAACTCGGTACTCATCCGCTTTCATTGCTTCTGCTCCTCAAGTTGGATTTGGATCGTCTTCTTTCCCTTTCTAACGAGATCATCCTTGTTCATCTCGCCGAACCTAGCTTGACCGTACAGGAACTCTACGTGCTTGTACGTAGCATCCAGCTTACGATCAGACCAGAATATCGTATCCTTAGTCTCAACGGTGTACACCTTCATTTGCGTCTCCTGCGTCTGCGCTTCCCATGACTTGGATGCACTACAGTTGTCTGCGGAGCCTCCAAGTAGTGTACTACGGCCTTGAGGAAGTCGATCTTATCGATCCCACTCCTGCCTGCCCAGTTCTCTACCCTACCAAGCACAGAGTTGCACCATCTGTGCAGTACCCTGCGGATCATTCCTGTCTTGTGGCAGTGATCCAGTGCTGCCTCATCGAGAGCTATCATCCTTCTGCACAGAGGGCAGATGTACAGTTGCTTCTCTAACTGCTGCTCCCTGTACTTCCGTATCTCTGTGGCCTTTAGAGCAGTCCCTCTGGTGGCTCCCACAGTACTGGTGTTCCGTCTGCGTGCATCCTTCTTGTCATCCACAGGAGTCTTCCTTGCTCGACGAAGTACTCTTGTACGTCCTGTTGCGACCACTCTACTTCCTTACCGTACTCTTGGTACAGGCGCCAGACTTCTTGAATGCGCTCCTGATTGGTATTCAGGGAGTTCAGGATTCGGGTTGCTTTGGTTTCTCCAACCCCTCCTGCTCGTACACCCTCAAGCGCCAAGCGTTCGATACTGGATTGTGCCAGTCTCGGCAGTCCAGGAACGTTGTCTGAGCGATCGCCTGTGACCAACTGCTTGAGGAAGTTGTAGTCGGCTTCCGCAACCGTAACGTACTCCGTAGTCCACTTTCTTGGGTCATAGTTAAAGTGCCATCCCGGTGTATTCCAGAGATCCTTATCCATTGCAGCTATTACAACACCGGAGTCCCTCTCTTGGAACTCGTACAGTATCGCAGAGCAGCGATCGTCGGCTTCCATGCCATCCACTTCCTTTGCCCCGTGGACTTCCTTAATGTAGTCCCTGAGGGCTGGGTAATGAGTGGGCACCCTGTTCTCTCTCGTTCCCTTGTACGTACAAGAGACGGCAATCTCTGTCCTGAAATTGCCCTTCCCCTTGATGTACAACTCTACGTTATCGCAGCCCAGCACTTCCTTTATGCTGGCTATCTGCTGCTTCAAGTTGTGGCAAGCGTGGGACACGGGTTCCTGTTCCGCAGCGAATCCGCAACGGTACAAAAGAGAATCCGCGTCCACCACAACTCTGGAGAACATCAGAAGATGCTCTCTTCTTCGGCAGGAGCAGGAGCAGGCGCTTCAGCGGGCTTGCTCATATCTGAGCGCAGCGCGGACATAGCCTTGTATACCTTGCGTGTGTGCTTCATCCAGTCCGCATAGAAGTCATCATCGCCAACATTACGAGGATCGTGCATAGCCAAGACAAGATCCATAGCCAGCTTGGATGCGTGACCAAGTTCAACACCCAAGTTGGAGTACCCGCCACTGCCGCCCGTAACCTGAGCAGGAGCGCGAGGAGCACCGCCAAGAACAGAGACGCTCTTGATGTTGCGGTACTTCCCGGTCTTATCGAAGTCCCAATCCACTTGGACAGTGTGTCCTTGTTCAATTGTTTCAAGTCCTTTCCCCTTGAATGCGCCGTACCAGTCATCCCCGATCTTGATCGAAGAACCGTTACGAGCTTTGGATGCAACAGTGCCAGTGAGCGTAGCCATATCAATCTCCTTCAGTGAGTTTCAGCCCAATTGTTTCCTATCTTGTATTCCCCTGTCAAGGGAACATTCAACTTCAGCATCTTCCCTGCGTTCACAATGCTTTCAATTCCTATCCTCCCTATGTCATCAGCAATGTAATGCCGTGCCTCCCATTGTTCCTCGTCATGGTAGCGTATCAATCCGTATGCGTCCAATCCAAGACCTTTGATCTCCTTATCAGCGAGGTACATGGCGTACTTCATAGTGATTGCACCCGCTGATTGGAACAATCTATTCAGTGCGGAGTGCATGGAATCAACAGGTATGCGCCGGCGATCCAGTGCTACAAGGTAGCCCCTAGCTGCCGCTCTCTGTACTCGACCGTGCAGATCCTTTAGTGCTGGGTTAGTGTCCCAGAAAGCCTGGTACACATCCTCTGCATGGGACTGACTCCATCCGAACTGGCTAGCGAGTTTCTTAGCAGAGGCACCATAGGTTACCGCGTACTTGAATGTCTTGGCTTGTGCCCTTGTGGGCAGGCCCAGTGCCTGCTGATTCTTGGTATGAATGTCTCCTTCCAGCAGTTCAGCAGCGTACGCTCCACCATCAATCGGGAATGTATAGTGTGCCTCCATCCTAGCTTCGAGGGAACTGGCATCCCATCCCACCATGACATAGCCGGGGCGTGCGGTGAATAGAGCTCTAATCTCCGCACCGTATGCGGAGGTTGACCTCGGTATGTTGGCTACCACTCTGTGCGTGAATCTCCCAGTAACAGCACCAACGGTATCAGCATCCGATCCAATCAGCCCTTCTCGCACCACTCGCGTATGGTTCAACCAGCCTGATCCGGAGTCAGAGGCAAGGACATTCCTGCGATTGCGGATAGTCAGGTACTCCTTGATCTTGCGTACTGTCGCTTCAGCGCCAGGAATCGTATCCAATCCGGTACACATTGACCCGTCATCCCCGTGCAGCTTGGGGGAGGTCTTAGTCTTCTTGCGTGTCACGGGATCAATCTTGTGGTTCCAGATCGTAGGCTCCCATCCAAGGCCAAGAAGGTACTCCTTCACCTCATCAGAGGAACCAATGTCCAGCTTGCGATGAAGGTTCAATGGGATAGACAACGGCAAAGGATAACTCATAAGAGAGTTCTTCCATGCTCGCCAGCCATCCTTCTCATGCGTCAGTTCCCATCCGTTGCGCTCGATGTACTTGTGTATCGCTACACTGGGAGTTCCATCCTTCTTGAACTGTGCCTTGGGTGGATTATCCAGTTTGTTCTGCGGGATCTTCATCCAGCCCGCCTCATCCGCTACCTCAGTAGCCAAGGCATTCATGCGATCACTGAGCAGAGAATGCAATTGCATTGCCGCCGGTACGTTGAAAGTAATACCGCGCTCGTGCTGCTCCGCAACGATACGGGCTACATGGGCCTCGATCACAAAGGCCTGAGAGCTCATTCCCTTGGAGAGGGACTCATCTCGGATCTTCTCGTACAGTTTACGGGTGACCTGCACATCCTCACGGCAACGGGCAACCATATCACCTAGTCCATCAGACAGCGGGCGCTTCTCCATACCGAAGTCCTTGTACCATGAGTCCAGCGAGTGACTCGGGCGCTCGTACATCATCTTAGACATGAGCAAGGTATCGTGGATCATGCCGTGATCCCAGAGATCCATACCAAAGAGGCGCTTGAGAATAGGCGCATCAAAGCGACAGATGTTGTGCCCTACGAATACAGGCTTGTGTTCCTCTACGCACTGCCGAAAGAACGTGAAGTTATCGGTGTGTACATCCGTTATCACCTCGGTGTACTCATTCGCCCCATCCCATACTGTGAACGCAAGGCAGGTAACTCTATCCACTGCCATCTGCCCCAGATCTTGGAATTCCTTCTGCTCGGGGAAGTTAGTCTCAAGGTCAAGGTATACGATCATGCGTCACCCCTTGCGCGGATGGCTTTGGAGCAGTCCATACAACCCTCGTTGTACTCCATCTCTGACCACGCAGCAGTGACCTGCTCACAGACCAGCGCACACGCCTCGCGCTCTTCTGCGGCAATCAACTCAGCGAACTTGTACCGCGTATACAATTCTCCTTGCTGCATGGCCTGCGACATGGCTTTGTACCATAGCTTATCAACGTCTTCCTGCTTCATGCGTACACCTCATCGAGCGATTGAGGATCGGGTACTGGCAGTTCATCATCCACTGGAAGCATACGCCCGGAGGAATGCACGTACTTGGCCCTACCGCAGGAGCCAGTGAATCCCCACGTTCTGTTCTTCAGTACGCGCAGGGATACAAAGTCCTCGCTGCCATCCTCTGCCTGCTGGTTGCGCTCCATTGCCAATACTCCCCAGCTCAGTTGCTCCAGCGCAGCAGATCCTCGGAGATCCGTAAGGCTAACAGCGCCTCCCTCGTTCAGGGATTTGCCTGCATCCCTGGATTCTCTGCGCTTGAGATGCACTACGTTGATCAGGCCAACGCCAGTGGACACTACCATCTGTGCGAGGTCAGTCATGATCTTGTCTATCTCCTTGCGCTCATTCTGTACATCAGACCCAGAGATAACCATGCTCAGGTGATCCAAGATAATGAAGTCCACGCCACTGCGAGCATAGTAGAACAGCTTCTCCTTGAATGTGGACGAATCAATTGATCCGAAGTGATTGAAGAAGTACATCTTCCGCACTGTACGATCCATACTCGCCTCAACAAGACGCATAGGGATACAACCCGGATCGGTACGGAATCGAGAGGATGGTACGTTGTTGTCCATTGCGATATAGCTGGCTGCGGTAGCCTCTACGACATCCTCTAGTGCGATGTGGCACACCTTCAGGCCATGACGCACTACCAGATCGTAGCCTATCTCCTTCACCAGTGTGCTCTTACCAATGCCTGAGCCAGCGCATACAGTAAGGATCTCTCCTTTGCGTACACCATGCAACTTGTCGTTCAGTCCGGGATAGGGAGTGCTGAATCCTTCAGGTACTGAGCGCATGAGATCCTGAATGCTAATCTCTGAGCCATGCACAATTCCCTCTGGCCGGAACTGCGGCGTACTCTTCACTGCTGCTGCGAACTCAGCCTTGTGCCCTCCCATCAGGCAGGCAGAGGCATCCTTGTTTGGAACCTCGACTAGGCGTACATCGGGCACGAAACCGGATAACCATCCTGCCAGCTTTTTTGCCGTCGCCCTTCCCGGTTCGTCGTTGTCCAAGCACAGGTAGACTTTGGCGTATCTACGGATGAAATCAATGTCGGCTTGAACGCTTGCATCAACCCTGCCGTCACTGTTAGCGCCATGAGGTACAGAAACAACGTCATGCACAGCCCCAGGACTATTCCGTAACATCTCTGCGATAGCGAGCGCATCTTCCTCTCCTTCTGTAATGATTAACGCACCGTGCGGTGTCTTGTGTGCAGCCTGTTTACCCCACAGGCCATTGAGTTTTCCTGCGATAAAGAACTCTTTACTCTGAATGTTCCTCACCTTGAAGCCGGTAACCTTTCCGTCTCGATCAGCGTACGGGTAATAGGTGCGCTTGGCTTTTCCTGTAGACGTGTCGTACACGCAACGTATGCCGTACTTCTGGACGATCTCGTCACTGATTTTACGCTCAGGATCATGGCCCGCAGGTTCTGACAGACAATCCTGTACGCTTATCTTGCTTTCCATCCGTGTCACCTCTGTTTGCTGGCCGGACACTATACCATGACCAGCATGGCAGAATGTTCTGCCGTCCGGGTACGTGGTTGCATTAGTTCCACGCTGATCCCTCCCTTCCTCGGCACACTTTGGGCACCTGATTTTCATACCTCGTCACCTTTGTCGAATCCGCAGGTATTATGGCTGTATCTCGCCACTTATGCCGAAGTCTCGGCCTCGTCCAGACTGTTCAGCATGTCGGCCAGCATCTCTCGGGTTAGCACTACAGTCTCATCCCCAAGATCCACCATCACAACATACCTACGCTGCGTGTCGCTGAAATCCACATCCCACTCAATCATCACTCATTCCCTCCAGTATGCTTCCCCATTCGCTGTTACGATCAGGCACAAGCCAGCTATCATCAACATCCTTCGGCTCTATGTCCACAAGGATCTGCTCCTGACTCACGGATTCTTCATCCTTCCCGTACATCTTGGCACGCATGTCTCGTGCCACATAACTGCGGCACATATAGCACAGATCCTCAAAGCCGCCATGCTTGGACCGCAGGACTTCCATCTTCCTGTTACAGGCACGGCACCTCAAGGCCAGCGCTCCTGGTCGTACCACATGCAGAACCCGATCAAACCGATTAGGCAAACGAACATCACCACATCATTTCCGTTCATGATCAGTACACCCTCGCAGGTTTAAGCACTGCCTCTGCTCTGTGCCAGAAGCCCGCAAACGCCCTCGTCACTTCCTGTTCTGGGCAGTTAGCAGCGTACATGCTCATCAAATAGCCTTGATGCTTGTTAATGCACCATTGCACCTCAGGATCGTCTATGTCCCACCCACGAGACACCAATACATCCTCGATCCAGATACTAAAGTCAGACATTGCGCTCATACTGGCACCTCGATTGTGAATGGGAGGATCCTGTGATCCATCTTCCTCAAATTGGGGATGGGGTTAGCCTCTTCCCATCTTTCAAAAGAACGGATTTTGTCTTCCGCATCCTTGATCGTTTCGTGCGTGCTGGACAGCAGGAACCAAAAGTGCGGTTCCAGAGGATCGTAAGCCTGGATTGCGAATCTTGTCACGGTTTCCATTTCATTCTCCGTCGTAGTCGTCGTCAATTGTGTCTGCTGCCTGCTGCATAGCAAGCTTCCAGAGAACATCAATGATCAGTCCGCCGATCAATGCGTGAGTACTGCCATGCACATACGGCCCAGCGATTGTTTTGAACAGGCCTTTTCCCGATACCAAGCCATCCTCGAACTGGCAAGCAACCCAATCCTCGTCGTCCATCAGACGGTTAGCACGGCGCTCGATCGCATCTTCAAGCATTCCAGGATACGGATCCGGCTCGTCTGCTGTCATTGGATTCCACATTTTCATTCTCCCAAGTTAGCCCACTCACGGGCAAGTTTAATTGCTACTTCCAGATTGTCAACGTGACGAGCGTACGGCAGCACCTCCCCAGAATCCAGGTCCATGAGTGTCACGGCGTACCACCCCGGCCGGGATCGTAGAGCCACTACCCTGCTTTGTGTGCCTTCGCCCTCGTTCGTGAACAGCATTCGCATTCGATCTCCTCAGTACTAGCACTAGTACTATTAAATAAACCTTAAGGTTTAGTACTGTACTTACTAGTACTAGTACTAGTGAGTAAAAATACTCTACATCCTGAGCATATCCACCCCTACTAGTGCCAACTAATGCACACAATAGAGGGTTTGACACGCTCCCTGTTTCATGGTAGCGGAGCACCTAGTAACTGGTATCGAGCGCATTCACCCAACCTAGTGCGAAGCTATCATCAAGCCCGCCATCCGTGGCAGGCTCGCCCCCATTCACGCTACATTCCGCACCACAAATCCTGTACGATCCCGCTTTGCCTTGCCTTTAGCAGTCAACGCCACTACGTGACCAGGAGAGTCCAAGAATCGTAGATCGTTCGCGTCCCCATCCAATGTAGGCCGACCGATGAAACGAGCGGGCCGATCCGATGCGAACACAACCGCCACATTGTGCCCGCTACGGTGGACCTTGGCGGCATATTTAGGATTCGCGCCCGAATACGAGACCGTCAAATGGTAATTCGTGGGCGTCTTCCGCCCGGGAAGCTTCGTGTAGTCATAAAACTGTACGTCAGGAAACATTGCCATTATGTTCTGGTAGTTCCCGCCCGTATTGGCGACCGGGATATTCTCCCATGCAATGTCAGAAGTACCATTCAATCTAACAGCAAGGCGCACGCCAAGCTTGTGTGCCTTCCGATTGGCAGTCAGGATATCGGCCGCAATATCCCGCATGAATTGATCCCGATCATCACGAAATGCGATTGTCTTGGAAATCCTGGCCTGCTGCACATTGTTAAATGCGCCACGCCCCGCAGTGTACAGGCAAGCTTCCTTGCACCCTGCCAATTCTGCCATTGGGCACACGTTGATACCTTCGACAGTATCGGCCGGAGCGAGATACAGGATGGCAGTAAGCCACTCCCCACCCTTGTCTGATTTGATGGTCTTAGCATTGTTCCCGATGGCAAGGTATCTCATGGCATAAGCTCCGAGTTTGATGCGGATTGCACCATGGTGAGCACTTGCGAGAATGCTCACACTGTTGCATACCACTAATGCTGACGATACACAAACCCGTAGTCAGTCTCGCCGATCAGCATACCCTGATCTTCCAGATACTCCCGAACGATGTCGGTGATCTCATCTTCCCGATTGCTGTTACGTACCTCATACTCGTCCGCATCACCGAAAATGTCGATATTGTACTGGTTGGCAATCTCCGTAGCCGTGTCATGCGAGAACTCGCAGCACAGAGCGATCACGTCGAGCTCTATGTTGTCGTCGGAATCCTCCAGATAGTCGAACAGCACGCGCATAGCATCGTATGCTCCGACAGGGATATTCTCGTAGTAGTACGCCGCGAATTGGTTATAGCGATCCATACTGCGGAACGCATCAACGAACATGCTAAAGCTGACGGTCTGGTACATGGTCTAGGCTCCAATGATGAGTTTGACGGATGCTACGAACACGAGTACGGAGTAGGCGATGCACATTGCATAGACTATGCCACGCTCGACCTGAGTAATAATTGAGTCGTACATGATCACACTCCTTTGGACAGGCAAGCGATGCGCTCGCGAGCGGCATCGAGCTCTGCCATAAGCTTAGCTTCGTACGGCGTGCGACCGTAATGGTGAACGAGAGTTTCGTATATGTCTTTGCGGGCACCTAAGCAAGCCGCGAGCGGCGCAGCGCGGTAAGCTTCCTGGAATTTAGGGTAGTGGGCGGCATAGGATTCTTCGTATGTACGGTGCATGATCATTCTCCCCCAAATTGAATACGGACAAGATCACGTGCTTCTTCGAGCGTGATCGGCGGCAACCCCTCAGCTGCGCTATCCTCGTCCGTGTACACGCCATGGCGGTCATTCCAAGACAACCACCGGATCAAAAAGGATCGGTCTGCTACTGACAGCTGCTCAAGCGTTACGTGCTGCATGGTCTGTTCTCCTGTGTGCTTTGCCGGTGTGGCATCACCTTCATTATCGACAATATCCCCCCGGTCGAATCCGTCAAAACGGTCGGATCGGGAGAACCAAGCATTGTTGTCTTCAATCCAATTTTCGTAGCTGTACATATCAAGATCCTTTGTTCGCGACGCGAGAATCGAAAACAGCCCAAGCTTCGCGTTCGTATTCGCTTGCGCGGTATTCCTGCAACGTGCAACGAATGTTCTCGCGCGCGATATCGATTGACTCTTGCAGGGATGAATAATCGCTAGCATATGCGAATGCGGAATCAGCACTATCAGAGGCAAAAGCCAAGCAGTCGTCTTTAGTCCACATATCAGGCTCTCCGTTTGTGTTTCCTGTTTCCCTGTTTCCGTCCCGCGCATCCTTGCGCTCGACCCGAATTCTAGTGCTTTTGTCAAAAATCAGAAGCCCGAAAACATATGATATTTTTTCAACAGTCCAAGTAACCAATCAGCTCGTGCCATTGCACTAAATGAGATGCGTGCGTGCGCGCGTAGCATCAAGTGTGCCAAAATCCTGGACTACTGTACAAACCTCCAGTGTACAGGTGTACATGCCGCTGAAACGCTCTCAGAAGCGCCACAGCGCACAGAATGGGTGGAATGCTAGTGGGCTAGCAGGTAGATGCTCAGCGCACTAATGAGAATGACTCGCATCTCGAGGGTATTCATGGCGTGAATGGTGTAAGGATTAGTTGACACATCAAGGTGTTGCGATCGATTGACACTGATTGATGGGGTAGTAACGTGCTACAGTGTGTTATGCACCAATCACATACATCTATAGCAATTATGCATAGTGCTCGATCTGTCTCGATCATGCAGCGATATGTCGCTAGATGTCTCGATCATGCTCGATCGTGCAGCAACTAGCGCGCGCCTGGGCGCGCCTGGGCACGCGTGCGTGCGCGAGCGCGAGTGGGTAGCCCCGGGGGTGCGGGGGGCTGGACTATAGTGCATTGCACCTCAAAAATTTCTCCAATGTTTTCTACAACCCGAGTCGTTCACCTCAACAAAATTTGCAATATTTTTAGCAATCACCCCGATCGGTACATTATTCCCAGTAAACCCAAGTAAACTTAATAATTTTCCTGTTCGGGAAATATATTCTCCTCTCCGTATACTCGGTTATACTTGGTTATAATTATTTATAATCCAATAGTGATCCGTTCTGAATGACTCTTCGTATCTCTTAGTACTAAGTACAGTACTCTTACAGTACTAAGTACTAGTACAGTACAAGTACTATACTTAAACCTTCTAGGTTTATACTGTACTAAGTACTAAGTACTAAGTACTAAGTACTAAGTACTGGTAATGTCCTCCATTCCATTCCGGACTGAATGGTACTCAGTGATTCATTCTCACTTAGCGTTACAAACCAAGGGGTTTGTTTTAAAGTATTCCAATCTGGACTGTATATACCAATACTGGTATAATTACTCTACCTTCTGAGCGTTAAGCGATAGCGACCAAGTGTTAGGGTTGGCACGATAATTGCGCCAGATACAAGAACTTCCTAGAAAGCCTTAGGATCGATTCCAGAACAGACAAGCTACCCTTGTAGCTCCCATAGCCAGAAAATCGCTTACAGCGCTTCCTAGAGCGTTTAAACAGTACTGAACAGAGACACCAAGGAGAACCAAGTGCCCAAGATGCTAGAAGACCTCCGGAAGAAGATCCAGAAGACTGGGAAGTCCAAGGAGTCCGCTTACGCTATTGCTACCGCTGCTCTCCAGAAGCAAGGCAAGATGCCCAAGAAGAGGAAGTCCAAGTGAAACCCGGACTGTACGCTAACATCCATGCCAAGAGGAAACGGATCAAAGAGGGTAGCAAGGAGAAGATGCGCCTTCCTGGATCCAAGGGAGCACCTACCGCTAAGGCGTTCAAGCAGTCCGCCAAGACAGCCAAGAAATGAATCCACTCCTGCTTTCCCCTGCCCTTGATCTAGTCTCCAAGGTACTGGATAGGGTCATTCCTGACAAAGCTCAGGCTGAGAAAGCCAAAGCTGAGTACGCTCTACTGGTAGCCAAGCAGGGTCAGGACGAAGTTGACAGTTTCAGAAAGTTCGTAGTACAGTACGAAGGAGAGGGGGCGAGTGTATCTCCTCCCTTGCAATTCCTCAGAGGATCGGTACGCCCAGTACTCACTTACATTCTTGCTGGACTGTACGGTTGGGGATTCTTGCATCCCGGTACGTTTACACCCGATGGTATGCAAGGACTCTTTCAGTTGAATCTCATCTCACTAGGATTCTGGTACGGTGAGCGCGCACTATCCAATCTGGGGCTGAATCTATCGAAGACATGAGGTAATCAGTGCAAGACGAACTCCAGGGAATGGATCCAGAATTCAAACAAGGATTGTCCGAAGCCTCTCAGTACCACCAGACCTTTATTCAAATGACCTCCCAGAAGGGTCGTTTTGATACCCATCAAGCCGCTCAATGCGTCGAACGCTCGGAGAGTATTTACTCCGAACTCCTCAACAAGGACATCCATAACGAGATAGTCCTGTACCAACTAGCCACACTGTACATGCAGACCAATCGAAACGGTCTCGCCATTAATCTCCTAGAACCCCTCGTACAGAACTCCAAGAAACCAAAGATCGAGTGGCTCAATAACCTCGGGGCTGCGTACCGCAATGAGCACTGCAATGCAGAGGCCAGAGAAGCCTTTGAGCAAGCTCTGAAGCTGGAGTACCACCCCGATGTACTGGCTAACCTGTGCGCTCTCTGGGTAAACGAGGGTAATCCAGCTAAGGGTATTCCCTATGGCAGGCAGTGCCTTGAGTTGCGTCCTGACCATCCTCAGGGTAACTGGAACCTTGGCCTACTGCTAATCGAGAACAAGCAGTACGAAGAGGGCTTCAAGTTCTACGCAGAAGGATTCCAAACTGGAGAGCGTATTGTTCGATCCTACAAGGACAAGGGTGGTAAGGAAGCCAAGTTCTGGAAAGGAGAGGATCTGACAGATAAGACGATTGTTCTGCACGGAGAGCAAGGTATTGGGGATGAACTCCTGTTCATGCAATTCGTTCCTGAGTTCCTCAAGGCTAATCCCAATACTCGGGTAATCCTGGATGTGCATCCCCGGTTGTACACCGCTATCCAGCGATCCTTGCCAGAGATTAACGATATCTTCCCAACCCGTAAATCCAAACAAACACCCGAGTGGAATGACACTATTCGAGTGGATTACAAGGATGGATTGGGATCATTGCCTCGTTGGTACCACCAGCAAAGGCGGGTTAACTCAGGATGGCTAAAGCCCAATCCTGAGCTTGTATCTAAATACAAAGGAATTGTACGTACCATTCAGGAAGAAACGGGTCAAATTGGGCGTCCTATTGTCGGGATAGCCTGGACTGGAGGTAAGAAGAAAACCCGTGTGGACTTGCGAAGCATCCCGCTTGAGAAACTCGTACCTGTACTCGAAAATGATGCAACCTTCGTTTCATTGGAGTACCTGCCCGGAGCAGAGAAACAGACTGGAGAGTTGCTCAAGAGGCACGGAATCTACCTGCACCACTGGCCTGACGTTGTGGAGGATCAGGATTACGAGCACTCAATGGCACTCGCTGCGGCCTGTGATCTCGTCATCTGTGTGAACACCAGTATGGTGCATGTACGGGGCTCCATGGATCTCCTTACGTGGACTCTGACACCGCATGGTCACGCTTGGCGTTATGGTAAGAAGGATGAACTGAATCCCTTCTACAACTCCGTTATCCAGTACCATCAAGATGAAGGCGTTGACTGGGATATCCCAATTAGTAAAGTAGCCAAGGATCTCAAGAAATTCTGCCGAGGGTTCAAGCCGTGATGAATGTATCCTACGTAACCACAGGGAATGACAATATTGCTTCCTTTCGGTACCGAATCCTCTCTCCTGCCCAGAATCTGGGTAAGCATCTCATCATTCCTAGTGTAAGCAGCCTAGCTCGAAAGGAGTCCGAGGTTGTTGTATTCAGTAAGCACTGGACGTACAACGATTGGAGTTACGCTAAGTTCTGTAAACTTCGTGGACAAAAAGTAATCTTTGATGTCTGTGATGATCACTTTGAAGGAAAAATGTCGGATCACTACCGTAGGATGTCAGATGTTGCTGACACTATTACGTGTAACTCCTACGAGATGGCTGAGGTTATTAAGGAAAAAGTAAACCGGGACGCAATAGTTATCCCTGATCCTGTCCTTTCTCCTCAACTTTCCTACGATCCTGACATGCCAACCAGTCTTTGCTGGTACGGACAATCCATGAACATCCATGGTTTGTACGATGTGTACACAGAGGACTGCACGTACCCACTAGAAATCGTACTTCCGAGTAATGTCCAGCCTCCTGCGTACTTCCAAGCTCCTCAAATTCGATGGACTCCTTGGCACAAGGATATAATTCCTGATCTTGCTGAGCGCAATACGGTAGCAGTTTTGCCTTATAGGCAGGGAAAAGCAGCGAAAAGCGCCAATCGTGTACTGGAAGCCCTGCAATGCGGGATGGTTGTTCTGACGGATTCAATTCCCAGTGTACAGGAACTTCCGAAAGCAGGAATTGCGTACTTGGATCGACCCATTAACGAGATTATGGAGTCAGTTCGTGGCTGGAACTGGGGACTAGAGATAGAAAAGGCCCAAAAGCATATTGCTGAGAACTACAGTCCAGAGGTAATTGCGGATAAGTGGGCACGAGTCTTTGGGAGTCTCGCATGAAACTCAATCTAGGCTCAGGTAATCGCCCTCTTGAGGGTTACATTGGCGTGGATTTAGCGCCTAATGCGGATATCAAGTGCGATTTGCGTAAGTTGGAGTTCGCAGAGGACAACAGTGTAGAGGAGATCATTGCAATCCATGTTATCGAGCACTTCTACAAGTGGGAAGTGCAAGGAATGCTGCAAGAGTGGCGCAGGGTACTGAAGCCAGGAGGCAAGATTATCCTTGAGTGCCCGGATCTGAAGAAAGCAGCTCATGCATTCCTTATGGGAGCAGGGGATCAAATGGGAATGTGGGCCTTCTATGGCAATCCTGACCTAAAGAATGAGTTCCACTGTCACCACTGGGGTTACACGCCTGAGACGCTGGCATACGAGCTACAACAGGCAGGATTCAGGGATATCCAGAAGTGCCAAGCCCAGTTCAAGATACCCGCAAGAGATCTCCGCATGGAAGCATTCAAATGAGGGAAACCCACAAGATTCCTGTGTACATTGGGTACGATCCAGTAGAGTCCGGAGCCTTCTGGACTTGTGCTGCCAGTATCCTTGAGCACAGCTCTGAACCCGTACAGATTACCCCTCTCAAGAAAGCACAACTCCCTCTTACAAGAGCTAAGGATCCCAAGCAATCCAACGAGTTCTCCTTTACTCGCTGGCTAGTACCTCACTTGCAAAATTTCAAAGGGCATGGTATATTCGTAGATTGCGACTTCCTGTTTTTAACTGATATTGCGGAACTGTGGTTCCTGCGAGATAGCACTAAAGCAGTGCAAGTCTGTAAGCACAATACGGATACCTTCAAGGAAGGTAAAAAGTACCTGGGAACAGAGCAAACAGTATACGAAAAGAAGTGCTGGTCCAGTCTGATGTTGTTCAATTGTGAGCACCAATCAACCAGCAGGCTTACTCCAGGGTATATAGACAGAGCCAGTGGACTCGATCTGCATCAATTCAAGTGGTGCAAGGATGAGGAAATTGGCTCTTTGCCTATTGAGTGGAATCATCTTGTTGGGCACTACCCTTACAGGGATGATGCCAAGGCTGTTCACTTCACCGAAGGTGGGCCGTACTTCAAGGATTACTCTGATGTGGATTATACCCAAGCGTGGTGGAAAGCATTCCGTAAAATGAAATACGTCAAAGAAGGACTTACGTGACAATTAATGCCACTAGAAAAATTATCTCTTTGACAGGCCCGAACTGTTCGTTCGGCAATACTAGCGCGTGTCGGGTGGATGTGGTGGTGGGGGCTACTCCGTTTTTTACTGACGGTTTTGAGTCCGGCAACCTTACATACACTGAGAACGGCGCTAACTGGCTGGCTGGAACAAACACAAGCGTCCAGTCAGGGCGAGGTAATCCGGGTTACGCGCTGCAGTTTACATTTACAGGGACACCCGACGCAGACAACCCCGCCAATGCCATCGGCGAGCAGCGATTTGAGTTGGGTGCTTTGTATGTCGGCCTGACAACCGAATTCGACCTCTACATCCCAGACGGCGCGGAAGCGTGGGGCGGTGCCGCATACACGCACCGCACAGCGACAAGCGGCGGAAGCAACAATAAGTTTTATCGTGTATGGCCGGGAAATGGGTCAGAAGCGTCGCCGAACGACACGTACAACGAGCCGGGCAAGCTAGGTCTTTCACTGTTGCCAGAGGGTTCGTATTCACGGTTGTATTGCGACTGGAATTCAGTAGACGACGGTCTAGGGCAGACGCAACGCGGAACGCCAGCAGATGGGTTTATAAACGCCAGCGATCTTGGCACATGGGTGTCGGTGAAAGTTTATTTCTACCACGCTCAAAGCGCTTCAGAGCGCTCAATCATTCGCGTTTGGAAAAATGGATCGTTGGTTATAAACGAGACGAACATAAATAACTACCGCGCCGATCAGGTCGGTGGATGGGGTGCGTGGTACGGTTATTTTCTTGGCGCGGCAAATACAGGCTTCCTCAACACAACGTATCTGCAAGTCGATAACGTCCGTTGGTACGGCGGAGAAGCGTAATGGCGTTGGTATTTGGCAACGTAGAAAACACCGATTGGAAATACGTTGATTCAAGCGTAGTTGCCACATCTGTCAACGTCCCAATCCCAGCGTGTTCTGCCGGGGAGTTAATTGTAATCGTTGGGTACATAGACGTAGGAACCGCGTCATTCTCAACGCCTACCGACTTTGCTGTTGGTTTTACAGGATCAAACAACGAGGGTGGCCTTGGAATCTTTACCAAAACAGTGACGGGTTCTGAAGGGTGGGGCGGCGGTAGCGGCACAGTAACGCTATCTCGGTCCGGCGGCTCGGACGCATTGATTCAAGCAATATCGCTTCGCCTCACAGGCCACAATACGACAACGCCCTACAATGTGGGCGCACAGGCGACGGCCACAGGCGGCGCTAACTGGAACAGCCCAAGCATCACGACAACGGAGAACGGGTGCATTCTGTTCTTTGGCGGTGGCTCGCGTGACACTGCGGGCACGTTTGACGTAGGAGACGAGCCAGACACGACTACGCTTATCAAACAATGGGCGACGTCGGCTTCGTGGCTCGGTCTGGCATACGAGACACAAACAACCGCTGGCGCAACAGGCACGCGACAGTGGACAAACCCTACGAACGCAAAGCGAGCTTTCTCGTTTGCTATTGCGCCGGCTGTAGCCACCGGCCTCACCATCACCAGCGTCAATACGACGAATACAGCTTTTTCTGCTCAAACTAATTCAGCAGTAATTGGAACAGGGCTTAGCGCGAGTGTTGTATGCACCTATGCAGGTATTGCTTGCACTAACGAATCCGCTAGCAGCTCTACAAGCCTCAAGATTACATTCCCTAATTTCTTTACCAACAATATAAAGTTGGGAAGAAACTATGAATTCAAGGTGGTTGGATAATGGCTACTGCTACGCTTACTTTATCCGCATCAGCTCCGGCAGGATACAAGTACGTAGAAATTGTGACTCCGGACTTAAGTAATACGCTAGGTATTGCTTATAGCCTGAGTCCTACACTGGCAACATCCGATCTTATTGTATTCAATAAGTGGTACTTGTCGAACGGAGTTACTAGCACTTGGTCCGTAACAATCAGTACCAACGGTGTTCCGCAGTTTTCGCATATATCCGGTACGCAATCTCTTACATTTAACTATTTTATTTGGGATGAATCCACATCCGCTTATGGCACAACCGCTGCGTACAGCATTGCCTATACTGGAGGAGTAACGTATTTGCCTGTAAATAATATTTGGCAATGGATACAACAAACAGAAACTTCTCCTGGCGGAGTAACCGATAAGATTCAAGTTTACCTTACTGGTCTTGGCTATACAGGAGCAACTAACGAAACTTTGTACGCTTGGCTTGGAGCGCTTGGGTACGTAGGTACTCTGGCAGAACGCATTTCTGCTTTTGAAAGAGTTAACACGGCACGTTATGGCTGAAGAAATCAAGATCGTTGGGGCGCATCATTTCCGTACCTGTAACAGGGATCAGAAGGATTTCTGGCGCACGCGATTCCTTGAGAGTAACGATCCCACTGGGTACGTATTTGCTGAAGCATGGATTGAAGATGGCTACCGTAAATGGAGAGACTTCGTAGGAGCGCACGGTGTAAAGAGCGAGATCCAGGAATGGCAGGA